TGGGATTTTCTAAATCAAATAATCGTTTTACAGTCATAAAAATATCAATATTTTCTTTTTGTGTACGTTTTGATTCATACATTTCCCATCCTTTACCTTGAATTTTACCTTCTTTAGGGCCTCTTTTAGATGATTTTAACCAAAGCACACCATAACGATCTGCTGTTTTACCATAACATTCTTCATAACATTTACCATAAATTGCAGTTTGTAAATCATATGTTGTCTGGAGGTGGTTTGATGTTTTAAAATCAATAATCCAAAGTTCTGTTTTACCATTAATTTCAATTTCACATACCATATCACAAGTACCTGCTACTTTAATTTCATCTGAAAATAGGTGTACTTCTGTTTCTATTAGTTTTGGATTATATTCTTCCCAAAAATCAACAAAACGTAAGAACATTTGCCATACTAGTGGATCATATTGAGGATTACCAGAAGGAGATAAGAAATTTAATTCTTCACCATTTAAAAATTCTTCAATCATTTCGTGGGTTTGTGTCCCTTGATCTGCTGCTTTACGGACAATATGCTCCGAGGCATAACCTACTTTTTTAAGCCAATCTTCAAAGAATTTACCCTTAGGATAAGAACCTAAAACGTATGTAATTGATGGATAATACTTTCCATTTCTACGGTAATACCGTGAATCAGGCATAGTAATTTGTTTAGCATCCTCTGAAATCTCTAATATTCGATTATAGGATTGCTTAATGTTTCTTTTTTTCATAAGAATAATTTTCTTTCTAACAACCCTGATAGTGTTATAGGGTATGTTTCTTGGATTAGTTTTGTGAAATTTTTAAAACCCATTTCACCTGGATCTTTATCTTGTAAATCTACAAGATACACTTTTTTACCTTCATTCATTAAACGTTCACAGAACGTTAAAGCTTGTTTTTGAGCGTCTTTATCCAACGCAATATATATTTTCTCAACACTCGACGTAACTATTTTTTTCATTAAATTAGACTGTATATTTTTGCCTAACAACGGTATAGCATTGCGTTTAATGGACAATGCATCAAATGGTCCTTCACATAATATGATAGGTAAATTCCAATTTATAAATAATTCAAAAGCTACTATATCTCTTGATATAGGAGGATTTTTATATTTTATATATGGTTCTTTTTCAAATGAACGACCTGTAAAATAATTTAATGTACCATTTACATCATATGATGGAATGATAATCATTTTAGCATATTGACCATAAGCACAATATCCAATATTATATTTTAAAATATCATTTTTAGTTATTCCCCTAGATTTAAGATAAGATAATGCTTGTCTACCTTCAACATCTGATGTGTTTAAATTCTCAAATGTTTTATATTCTTTAGGCAATTCAACTTTAGTGTCAATATTAACTACAGTATCAGGTCCTACATATTTTACAATTGAGTTTAACTCTGACATTTTATCAGGAGTAGCTTCAGCTTGTTTAAATACTTGATATAACTTTTTACCTTTTTTATCACAAACCCAACAATGCCAAGGATTATGTCCTTGTTTATTTTCAGTAAAATTAATTTCTAGTTTTGGTTTATGGTGGTTACAGTAAGGACAACGATAGGCTTTATTACCTCGTGCTGTTGATTTACCTGTACCTAACACTGAATTAGTCAGTGCAACTAGACTTTGATTTACCATATATGGTAATATACAAACGATTATTTAGATATCAAAGTCACGAGTGAAGAACTTTCCAAGAATGTTATCATTAAAATATTCATCTGGTTTTTCTAGTACTTCGTATAATATTTGGTATTTTAACTCATAATAAGTTAATAATTTTTTTGTAGGGGCACAAATTAAAATATCTCGCTCGAAATTTTCTTTAGGTTCGGTTGCATATAATTCTTTCATATGTTTATTTGAACCCCAATATGTTTTCCAATTTGATTCTTTAACTGCCATCTTATATGAAGGTCTTCTACCTACTACTCCTTCTAATTCTTTAAGTTCTTTTTTACCTAATTTAACTTTAGTAGTATTTTGAAGTATTTTTTTACCTATATAAGCTTTACCTGTTGGTTTATGTATTATTCTATACACAAAACCATGAGTATTATCAGGAAAATCGGAGATTGACTCCATTTCCTTTTGTTTATAAATCCAATTCATGATTGTTTTATTTATCTATGTTGATTAATATTGTTGTGTCCGTAGTTGGACTAATAGGTAGGGGTTGGGATAATTTTCCTACCGCTAATAGATTGTAATCATTATCATATAATCCTACAGTTGAAATATAAGGACTAAAATCTGATCCTGTTACAAAATCATTTAAATATTGGCCTGGTGTGAAGAATGTTCCTATTGAACTTGTAATTTCAGTACTACCTGAACTTACTGATGGGTTTAATGTAAAATTATATTCATTATCTCTAATAGTACATTTATATTGAGTTTCATGTATAGTTAATGAACTAGAGAAAGAACAAGAAATATTAGTTGAGGTAATCAAATTATTTACAAAAGTATCACCTGCCCCTCCATACACTGCATTTCCATATACTACAGTTCCATATCCTGCTCCTGGTGATCCATCACTAGTTACTATGGCTAAACCATGAGGGTAAAAAATATTACCACATACGTTACCAGTAGCTTGATTTATTAAATTACCTTCACCATCATCTCTAATACTTCCACTTTCAGCACTTAAATAAAATGATTTAGGTTGAATATAATTACCATAAAGCCCTGAAGGTACTGAAAATACGGCTATAATATCATCAGATCCTGTAGGGAAAAATCTTTTAAAAGTTAAAGTGGTTTGTAAATAATTATCATATAAACCAGGAGAAGAAGATAAACCTACAAATCTATTGCCTTCTTCATTAGTTCCTGGGATTAGACTTGCTGTGTTAACATTGTCCCCAAAAGATGAACTTAGATAATTAGAATAATATAACTCTTTAGTAGAATTGTATATTAATCTTTGATATTGAGTTGATATAGTTCCTGTGGTAGGATCTGTATTTGGGTCAAAAAGACCGCTTATGTTTTTTCCTAAAAATCTATCTACTCCACCCCCAGAATCAGTTAACTCAGATTGACCTTCGTAGGAAAAACCTTTACTAACCTCAAATGGGGTTACAGTGATATCGGATGATAAAAATTGTTTGAATGCACTCATTCATTTTAAAAATCTAGCTTAACGCGGATTAATGCTTCTTTTGTAAAATCTTTAACTAACGGTCTTGATAATTTAGCTACTGCTAATAACTCATTGGTATCATTATATAAACCTACGGTTGTAATAAATGTTTGTGGGTTATTAATAAATGAATCAAATACAATTTCTCCAGTTGAACCTGAAATAAATGATGGATTTTCAGAGTAATTATATGCTGAACTTCTAGGTCTAACAAATATAAAATCAGAAGTTATTGTTTCTTCTGAATTTAGAAAAAATGGGGATGCATTAGGATTAACTGCAGAGGCACTAATTGCTGAATATAAAGTAGCATTAGCATTGGTTGTAGAATCATATGACAATCCACCATCAAATTCAGATCCACTAAATTCAAGACTTATTCCCCCTAAAGCAGCAGAAGCTGATAATGCTGAAGGGTTTAATAAAATAGTACCAATATCAGGTAATAACCATCCATAGGATCCATCTTGACTAGTATATCCATTTCCATCTCCATCTTTAGGGCTAGAAGTTTTAACTCCTTGTGATCCTGAAATTAATTGGAATACTCTACCTGCTTCATTAAATGTAACAGATGAAACATATGCACTATTATCGGTTAAGGTAATTTTATTACTTCCATTTTTTATTCCCAATGTCATAGATTGAAGAAATATTTTTTCTTTATATCTAGCACGTTCAACAGGCATTGCAAAAAATTCAGATGAAGTAATATTACCAAATACAAAATCTGTATTTTCATCTCCTAATACTAAATTTTGATATTGACCATAAATTGTAGATGTAGGAGATTTACCATCAACTCCTGAGTTGTAATTACCACTACCTGAACCTGCTGAATTACCATAAGCAATAGCATATTGAATAGCTGCATTTTCATCTGTAGATGATGTTTGGTATACATTTAAATAATATAAACCAGATGAACCTGCTGCTTGAGTTGATGATGTAAAAAATGTTGATAATGAAGGTTGTCCTCCAGACCACAATGTAGCTGAAATTGAATCAGCGGATATTACGAAATCGTCGGTGTCTAATCTTGTGAATGCCATATTTTATATTTTATGATACTTTTGTTACTGTAATAGGAATAGTTAATCTAGCACCACTATCATTACCAATTACTGTTAATGTAGCATACAATGCATTATTAGTACCAAATAATGTATTAACTGTAGTTGCTCTAAGGTTAATTGTTGTACCTATAACTGTTTTAGATACATTTGTACCTACAGTTGTTGTAGTGTTTAATGCTTGTACTTCTGGGGTGTTAATACCAACACCTTCAAATGTAGACATTAATCTAACATCTGAAATAGTTGCTGTATATCCAGCTGATTCTGCTGTATCACCACCTAAATAATTTAATGTTTGAGGAGTAACTGCTAAACCTGCTCCTTGTTTAATTGTAATTGCTTCAGTACCTAAATCTAATATAGGTAATTTAGCTGTACCACGAGGTAAAGTAGTTAATTTGTATTTCATTACTTGAGTTTCTTGGGGAAATGCTTCAAGTAGAGGCATATTTGTAATTGCTTCCCCATAATATGCAGAACCTGAGGGGTGATTTGGATTATATAATGTATAATCGATTTCATCATCTGCTAATGCAAATTGTGTAATTTGAAAGTTTCCATTATTTTGAGCTAAAAGTTCACGACCTTTAGTTGTCAAAATAGCATCAACTGTTACTACGTTATTATTTAAGTATCCCATTTTTTAATGATTATTTTATTATAAATATGTTAAATTAGTCCTTTTATATCAAAATCAGCAAGGGTTGCGTCTAATGCATTTTTAAATCCTTCAGAAGTATTTTGATTAAATATAAAACCACTTCCTACAGCAGACCCGCTCAAAGGAATATTTGTGTAAATTTTACTTGTATCTGGTATTACATCAATAAAGGTAAAATTATGTATTGATCCCTCAATGTCTCTATCTAAATGAATAAAGAATTTATAAGTAGAAGCACCTGTTGCTGGGTCTCCATCTTCTGTTATAGCAGTTACTGTATATCTATTATTAAGGGTATTAATATTTCCAAAGGAATCATAATTCATAAGATATACATAATCCCCAACTTTAGGTGCTATGTTACTAATAGGATCATCATATCCCTTTCTATAATCGAAAGCAGAATTATATGGCTGGAGTAAATTCTGAGTACCCCTATAAGATGTTCCTTGTTCTTTATTTTGGTTATATCTGTAAGATGTACCAAGAAAAGAACTAAAAGCACCAGAACCTACAGATCCTGAAAGTACACTTTTAGATAAAGATCCAGTAGTAAAGAAAGGTCCTGTGGGTTGTGGGAATATAGATCCAGGTAGGCCATTATCAGGTTTATTTACTAAATACATAGATGAAGATGCATATCCTGATGGAGTTGCAGTAGCAATATTTTGAGCAACTGATCCTCCGGCAGAACCTAGAGTAGTTAAATATGTATTGTGATATGCAAATGCTCTAAATGAAGTTTGTGGTTGTTGTAGAGTTGATAATGTTGCATCAGACACAGATTCCGAATTATACACTGTTAATTGAATATCATTACCCCCACCAAAAGCTGATATTCCATTCCAATAATAAGGTGTGTTTAGTTTAGGTTGAAGAATAGTACCTTGTTGATCAAACATAAAAGATACATTCAAAAATATATTATTAGGACCTCCATTTAAAAAATCCCCAACACCTGATCCATTGTAATATAAAGCATAATCTCCATATTGATCAATAACAGCTGTTTTACCGAAAGATGTATCACCTCCCCATGTTTGATTTATATTCCCCCCATCACTATATAATGATCCTGAAGGGGTAAATGAATTTATATATAATCCTGTATTTTTACAACCATTATATCTTGGATTTATATTACGAGCTAATGTATAATTTGAATGCTGAACTGTTGCTGGGGTTGCACTACCAGATAGAATTGAATCTGTGTTTATAGCAACAATAGCATTTGAAGAATAATCAACATCAAAGAAAAATGGATCTTTTCTATCATTTAATGAATTATTAATAATTGGATTACAATCACTATTGAAAAAATTAATATCTACAAATGGTTGAAGTACTACTAATGTTTCATCCCATAATGAACCTGAATCAACTACTACAGACCCTGTTGAACCAAACAATCCAGGATTAGTTACATTAAATTTTAATTCTGAGGGTTCAGTTATTAATAAATAAAATCTTTCATCTCCAACACTTGTTCTTTGTTGAACTGATTTTACTTCAAGATTTATACTTGGTCCTCCTGTAAGAGTTTTTATTAAACTACCACCTACTCCTGCAGACCATCCACTTAAAATAAAATTACTAACATCAAAAGTTCCAGGGATAGTTATATTTGTTGCTGCTGGTATTTTATCTGATAGGTCAAGAAGATTTGCTGTTTCCTCAGCAATAGCTACTTGGACAATTTGAAAATCCCAACTTCCAGGTCCAAATACAGTTGCAATATTACCTCGTGTATTTTTAAACCAAAATTTTATACCTCCATTTTCTACAGTATAATATGTTTGATAATTCCATCCTGATTCAGAATTATTGGAAAACCAGGATTGAGTATATAATGTTTCTACTGTAGATATTGATTTAAATGGATCACATTCTGGGTTCATTTCTCCATTGGTTACTATAAACTCAGATCCACTAAGTTCACCATCAAAAAATTCATGTTGGGTTGAAGAAGTATATGTTACTGGGCCTGCAATTGTATCATTTATTCCTGACCAACTTTGTGTAATTGGTGATATATTAAATCCAGCATTACTAGCTGATATTTCACCATTTAATTCAGGCATTGTACCTGCATTACTACCTGTAACCTCATACATTTGAATTGGTGATCCTGATATTTCTATATTTTGGAAACCAAAAGGGTCATTTAAATATTGGAATGAGGTTGTTGTAACTGTATCTAATTGAGGTACAGGATATTTATTTCTTTCTAAAATATGTTGTTTGAATACAATACCAGTTGCTAAAGATGTTCTAGCGGGTACGTAATCTTTAATCATTTTAAATAGGGCATTATCGTAATACCTAATTAACCTAATGTAATCCCAAATATCATAATTGTGAGTATATTTTTCAAAATAATTATTTCGTAATCTATCTAAAGCAGGGTATGATTCTGCAGATGATGATACTAATCTTGGATCACCAATGTATTCTCCTATATTAAAATACCCAATAGATGAATTAATATTTTCATTAATTTCATTTTGAGG